TCCTCCACCTGTAATCTTATCCAACATCTCAATACCAAATGGATATCTTTGTTCTCTCTTATGATAATAATCCCATCTCTCTGTTGCATCTTCAATATAATTATGTCCCACACTTGTATCTAAAGATACTGCTAATGCATCAGTCAACATATCTGGTATTGCATCTTTTGGTTTTTTTGTATCTTTGCCTTCTAAGATTGCAATCGAATCTACAATACCATTATAGACAGCTGCATCTTTTGCCCACTTCTCTGTTTCATGCACCAACCATTCAGGATCATCTGTTTTTGTTTTGCCCAAACTCTGTAAAACTTCTGTACAACTCTTAAATAAATTCTCATTCAAGTCATCTCTGTCTGAAATAATATTTGCAAGTGCTGAAACTCCTGGTGCTTTGTTATATTCTTTTATATGATCTTGTATTTCTGAAAAGATTACTTTCTCTGGATGAGCTCTAAAATATTCTGTCTTTAAAAACACACCAACCAAGCTTGCATACTGTGAATCATATATTAAATTCTCAAGTATTAACTGCTCTATTCTCATTGATTAATCATTCTCCCTTTGTGCAAAATAACTCTTGGGTCATTTAATACTAATAAGTTATTAAGTATTTTACCCAACTCTACTTTAAATTGATCTCTATTCTTATCTGTAATAACTCTATTTAAATATTCCTGTTCTCCCTCATAACCACGATCTCTATAATTTCCACCGATAATTTCATACTCAAATGAAACATCACAACCAAGAGAATCATCTTTTGAATCCAATTCTACATTTTTAAAATAAAACTCTACACCTTTAAACTTTCCATCTGTTATCATAAATCTATATAATGGACTTGAGTTAAAACTAACTGCTGTTTTATCTATCATTATAATCTCCCATAATCCAATCAGATAATAAATACTTTTGAGCCATAATACTTTGTGTCTGACCAATTGATACAACACCAATCAAACCATCTACCATTAATAAAAAACAATAAAACATAAATTTCCATCTACCATACTTTAAATTTTGATGAAGTGTTTTTGAAAATACTGGTTCCGGTTCTGGTGCATCTTTTATTTTAAGTTCTTCCAACGACTGTCGTACTTGCTCAGGATTCTCATTTAAAAAATCTGTGTATATTACTTTTCCTGTTTTAAAATCAATTTTCATTTAACACCTTCCTTATCAATCTACGTTTCTCATCTACGTTAACTTCTAAAAATGGTTTATAATTATAACATAAAGTTTTTTGATCTCTCCATACAGGATCAATTAATTTCTTATCTAAAATTTTTGTAAAACCTAGAATGATATCTAAAACTGTAAAAGTTTCTAAAGAAATATCTTCTCCTAATAAAAGCTTTAATATGGGAGGGTGATTAATTCCATCACACTCAAACAACTCATTAAATTTTAGATCATACTCCTTCATATATTCAACAACTACTTTCATATTTCTCTGCAAATGCAAAGAAAAACTTTCCATCTTATTCTTATAATCAATGAAGTAATCATCTAAAAATTCTGTTGGATACATCTTACCTCTTGTTATCTGTGACAAGTAATAATATATCAAATCCAACTCAATCACATATTTCTTACCAAGTGATGTAAAGAACCCACGTTGCCAGGAGAACCCTGTTTGGTTCTCAAACTTAGCAAAGTATTTCTCCATTGATGCAATCGTACCCCATGATGCGTTTCCATAATACTTAAAGTAATCATACGAACCAGTAAAATGTAAATACATAGCCTGATACGTTTTCCATGCCTTAAAAGTTCTATTCGTTTCTGCTACTTTTTCTCTTGGAAATGTAATCATTCAGATGACCCATATGAAAATTCTTTCTTGGCTGCCACTTCAAGTTTCTCCATAACATCTTTAGTAAAATATTTCTCAGGATCATTCACAATAGTTTTCTCAAATGCTTTACCCTGTGGTGTTTCAAATCTAGTTGATACTTTCTTAAAGATATCATACTTCTCAGCAAGTTCAACTAAACCATAATACTTATCCAATCCTGTCTTATAATCCAATTTAGTTTCTGCTATTGATTCTTCTTTTGTCATTCTCCCTTTAACCAATTTCATCCTGACAATATTCCCTAACACTACAGTCCCGTCTTTAACTTTTCGTTTACCGAGAGTAACAATTACAGAAGCTGCATACTTGATTCCACCACCACCAGAAATCTCTTTCGTTGGAAACATACTCCCCACTTTGTCATAGGTGTGGTTTGTAATAATCAAAGGAATGTTTGCCTTTGCAAGTTTCAATGCAAGAGTTCTGAATGCTGAACGAACAGCTGGAGCTCTTGTCATATCTCTTTTATCAGAACCACTTGCAGAATCTTCCATCTCTTTTCGTGTAGATAAATTACCAAGTGAATCAAGAAAGATCATAATCTTATAATCTGATTGTGTATTATCAATTATCTTGATTGCTTGTGTTTTAAATTCTTCTACTGTTGCAACTGGAAATACAATAAACCTATCAGGATCTATTCCACGTTCTTTAATCATTTCAGATGTCAAGGCACCTTCACTTTCAAAATACACAATCACATTCTTCTTATCCTCATTCAAATAATTCTTAGCTATACTTAATGCAAAGAATGTTTTACCAACTGCTTCTGAACCAGCTAAACAAGTTATCTTGTTGGATGGAACTCCACCATATAATGAACCAGACAATAGTGCATTTAAACTATATGATCCAGTATCAACAAAAGTAGAACAATCACCAACAATCCCAGCGGATACCACGCTTGCAAAATCATTTTCAGTCACCTTTATTAAATGTTTAACAATATCTTTTGTTGCCATAATAAACTCCTAAAAGAAAGATTCTAAACTACCCTGCTTCTCTGTTTTCCAACCAATAACATCTAGTATATTTTTAATTGGTTGAAGAAACGATTTATCAAACTGTAAGTCATAATCTATATACTTCTCCAATTCAAATTCTTTTGGAAGATGAGTAGAAACAGAAATCACATTCTCATGTAATGGATTTGGTTCTTTAAGATATGAAAATTTAATCTTCTCACTCTCACGAATAAATTGATACTTCTTAGTAAGCTTATGTTTTCTTAACAGATGATTATATAATAAAACACCCCTCACATGAATTGGTGTTCCTTTAGTATATATACTTTTTGTTGATGAATATTTTTCTACACCATGAACCGATCTTGGGAATGCTATTTGGTCAAAAGATAAATTATTAAATTCTTCACGATACTCTGCTATACTTTTCATAACAGTATCTTCATCAGTATTAATGATAATCTTAATCAAATCTTGAATATGATTACGACACCACTCCGGCGTAGAACTTCTAACACTCTCTATACCCATAATTTTTAATTTGGGCTCTTTATACTTTACCCCTTCTGAATCATAAACATTAAGTATATATCTTTTCTTTGCAGTCCAGATTCCTTTGTCTGCAATTACTTCTCTCCCCATCTGCATCTTTTGTGCATAAGAATTTACATACGAATGAAGAGCTTCGTAACTGCGATTAATAAAAGGTTCAATTTTATCCTTACTAATCTTGTCCAGGAAGGTGATAATCTTTGTAGTGTTGTCAGCATCATCTGTGTCCGTAAACACTTTAGAAACCAATCGTTCAAACGTAACATATATGCTATCCGTATCTGAGGCAACGACATAATCAACATCCTCTGTATTGAGAAGTTTATTGATATATGTATTTATACTTTTATCAATCCAACGAATTGCAAGCTGTCCTGCTGTCGTTATGCCCTCAGCCATTTCAAGTGAATAATAACGAAAATGTTGATTAGCTAATGCTCCATAAGCACTATTCAACAAAATCTTTTTAGACATCTGAATGTTATTACATCTTGATATGTTATTAATGACTGTTTGTTTATTCGTATAATTACCATCTTCTAATTTCTGTTGCTCTTGCAACATCTTCTTCTTAAATTCAACACGTTCATTATACATATCTTCCATTAACTTTGGAAGAAATCCACCTTTCTTTAAAGTAAAATGTTGACCATTTGGAGTAAGTGTTAATTGTTTCTCTTTTAGATACC